ATTTTGGTTCCTTCTCATCGACCATAAAGTCACCGTCAAAGTCGTTTAACCTGGCACCGTTCACAGTGCGTGCCCACGTAGCCACGATCACGCAAACTCGCGTAGCCGGGGCCATTCCACACTTCCAGGATACATTTTTCGTTGATGTTTCCCAGGCTCCAAGGGCCTGGACTGAGGATGTGGCAGCAGGGCAACGTGTCACCATTCCACAGAATAGCCATATACCGCATGGGACTGGGGCACGTGTCAAGTGGCGTCGCGTAACTGGCCGCCTGCATGTCCTCGCTGATATAACTGAAAGCTCGTACGGCATCAACCTTGCCACTCAATTGGCCAGTGACTTCATCACGTTCTTGCTGGGTGAATTCTTCAATCACCAGGTTAGCCCTAATGTTTGGTTCATAACAGCCTTTGCCTCGCTGTTCAACCAGGGCCACGGCGTTGTCTATGCTTTCCTGAAGCAAAGGCCCCTTGTGAAGGCTGATGGCCAAAGCAGAAAAATTGTTAAGCAGCACACTATTCAGTGACTTGTTGAGCAATGTGCCGTTTGTGGCCAAGCCTAACTCTTTAAAGTGCATCTGTTTGGCGGCTTCAGCAAATTCCCTGAAGTGCGGATGCAAGAGGCTTTCGCCGCCATACTGAAACCCGACAACCAAGTCGCGCGGTTTGAAAGGCGCCTGAGCCAACTGAATGATGATGCTGTAAAAGGTTTCCCTGGTCATGTCACCCTTGGGCCTGGCCGGGTACAGTTTAGGCGTTTGGCTCCAGCACTTGCTGCATGCCATGTTGCAACGGTTCGTCAACTCCAAAGCCAAGAATCCGAGTTCAGCATTCACTTTTACTCATCTCTCCAGCCCACTTCTTGACCCTGCCCAGCAAATGAAAACGCCACATCACCAATGAACCCGCCGCACTGCCCACGCACCCCGTGAGTATTGCCAATCGCCAATCAATCATGATGCCGCCTGCAAAACCGAGCAGGCCCAGGATGATGGCTCCTTCAGGAATAGGCGTTGCTAACCAAACCACAATGATTGTGGCCAAGCCAATCAACAGTTTTCTGCGCCAACGGTGTGGCTTCATCTATGTGGCCCCTGACTCGCGCACCGGGTGCACGCGTACTTGCCTGCTGCCACTTTCCATGACTTTCCAGGAATCTGCTCTCCGCACACCGAACAGGTTTCGCGTTGCCGAGCCAATCTCCGCTGTGTCTTTTCTTGAATCCTGTAGTCTTTTTCTAACTGGTCTTTCGGCACTTTTAGGTATCCACCTGTTACACTTATTGATGCGCACACTACTATGAAACGGTTGGCAACCCATTTTTCCTGAAGGCCCAGGCCTGTAACGGCCACACCTATGACAGATGATGGTCAAAAAATGTTCAGCTCGTCACTACTAGGCTCAGTCGCGTCCAAGTAATCGTAGATGTCTGTGACTCTGAGCAGGGTGCATCTGCAGTTACTTATTATATAGCCGTTGCCACTGTATAACGTGGACAATGTTTGGAGGTCATACAGATAACCCCGAAAAGACTTGACGTCAACACTGACGACCTCGTCAAGGTCTATGAAACTGGCGTGTCTGTCAAAGCATTGAGCAAGCAGTTCAGGATCGCGCGGACTGGTGTAGTCTTGCGGTTGAAGGCCAGAGGCATCACTCCCCGAGGCAGGAGTGAAAGCATGTTTCTGCGAATGAGTCAGACGTCGAGTGAAGAAAGAGCTAGGCTTTCTAGTGCCGCTCATGCCATCGTCCGTGGCAAACGACGCAACTTTGAGGAACTGTGCCAGCGAGCCATCACCCGAGAGGGTACTGGAGTTGGCATTGTACGCACTGAGATTTTGTGCAGACAGTTTCTTGAGCAAAGAGGATTTCACTGTGTTGCTCAGAAAGCCGTTGGACCTTACAATGTCGACATTGCCCTTCGAGAAGGCTGCATCGCCGTGGAGGTCTTCGGCGGCAACTGGCACGCTTACGGACTGGCTGCCAAACGGCATCGACAACGATTTGACTATCTCATCAATGCGGGTTGGACGCCTGTCATTATTCATGTGAACCTTAGGTTTCCTTTGGAAACAACTGTCACGGACTATTTCGTCGCCCTTGCGCAGCAGATAGGCCGAGGCGAACCCGTTTCGCGTAAGGAACATGTGATTCGGGGTAACGGTGATGTTGTTGCCGTGGGGACTGGAAATGGTGAACAGAGGTCCGTCATACCATGTTGAGAGTCCGGCGACAATTTCGTCTGATTCGCAAACCGTGTCTGGCAACACACAGTTTGGATGAACATACGGCAATATTTGATCGGCACTGATAATTTGTAGGTACGGAAACAACGTGCGCAGGTCCATGCCGTTATAGATGCCCTGGTTCAACATTTCGCAGGTCCAACACGTTTTGTCGTCGCTGATGGCCAAGTAGAACCAGAGGTCAAGTTTGCCAAAGAATGACTGTTTTGGATCTTCAAGCCAGCCTGGCTTACGTTTCAACGCTTCCAGGACGGCCTGCACGGCCATGACTGCCTGTTCAGCCGTGGGCGATGACTGTGAAGGACTTGTCACCACTGTTTCCATCATGATGTAATTCACCCTTCAAAAGGGGCACTTTTGTTGGCAACAATGCTTCGCGGAACTGGTCAAAGATTTCGTTGCGAATCAACAGGAAACAACGCTCGCTTTCAGGCGACAAGGCCGTTACTGACTTGCCGAGGGCTTCTGACAGTTTACGCAGGCTTTCAAACTTGGACTTGTCCACAAACGCTTTGATTGCCCTATCGCCCTCGCGGATGGCCTCCGACACGGTTATCTGGCGCTGAATGAAACTGTCACGAATCACGTTCAAGCTGGCTTCTAACTGTTTCATTTGCGGAGCATTCAACAATGGCTTCTCCTGGTCAGGCGATATGATCTGTGGCAGTTCAGGTTTAGGCTTCTCTGCCTCAATCAGGTTTAAGCCTTTCTGGCGTATCAAATCCTGCGCCTGTTCCCAGGTGATTGTGCCATTAGCCTGCAACGCTCCGATGCTGTCAAGCGTCACGCTGTCATAGATTGCTTTCGGCGCGCCCCACCTGATCCTGGGCAATGGCGCCTGGCACAGTCTGGTAAAGAAGCGTTGTTGGACTTCAAAACTGTAATCTTCCTGTTCGCCCTTCACAAAGTTGTCAACGCTTTCCATCATTTTCGTGGCGCTGGCTTCAGTCGCATTCTTCAACAACAGAAACAGGGGCGCATGAATTGCTTGGCCAATCTGGGTGCTGATCATTTCAATATACGGGATGAACCGTACACTGCTGCTTGGCTCCGCAAAACTGTGACGCAACTCGTCAGGCTGCACGTTTGGAATGAAAATGTCCTCATCAACATCAGCCTCCATCACGCTCGTGTAAAGTTCATCGACGCCTCGGCTGCATTCCCAAATGCCCTGCGGCCTACTGTACCTATGAATGATTTTGGGCATGTCAATATTAATCTGTTTCCTAGCATCAATCAAACCTGCAATGGCGTCCACGATGCTTCGGCCATACGGATGACTCGTGTCAGCGTTATGGTAGAACAGGATAATGCTGCCCATATCCTGTTTGCTGCTCCACTCAGCCACTTGAGTGCCGCCTATTTCCTGCGTGTACTTGAGCAAAGTGCCCTTAGCATCACGCCAGATAAAGAAACTTTCAGGCGGCAAAACCTTCAAAGTGAGGTCAGGCAACAGTTCCACGGGGCAAAAGCCTTTCTCAATTTTGGTACGCACTATCTCGCGGAACTTTTGTTTCTTACCCCGGGCCCATTCCTCGCACACTGCCTTATTCGGATGCTCAGGATCAATATCCTCGCCCTTCTCGTCCTTCTCACCCATTTCAACGTATGGACTCACGCCCACAATCATGTCAGTCAACAAGTCAATGCCAATGCGCACCTCAGGATCACCACACAAATCGTCATAACGACTCATGAGCGGTGGATGGGCTAGTTTGTCAGTGTAGAACCCTCCAGTGCTGCTCACCACTGTGCCCTTATCGCTTTCGCTGGATGGGCGTCTACCATGTATGGCCTTAACGGGTTCTTTGACTGATTCCTTCGGTTTCCTTCCTATGAAGTATGGTCCTATTTGCGGCATCAATTAACACCTTGACTTTGATATGTTCTAAGCATGTCATTTCACCAGGGCCTCTTGCCAGTGATTGCCCTTATGGGCCCGGCAAACGCGAGTCGCGCGCATGCGCCTGACACGGCGTCAACTTGGTCATCATGTTCACCAAGAGGAAACGCCTCAGCCTCATCCAAAAACGCGTTTATCCAGGCGCCTTTGACAAGTTTAAAGTTGCCCGCCTCAGCCGCACTGCTCACTGGATTCGCGCGCAGTTCCTTACTGCCTGTGGCTCTGTCGCCACGAAACGTGTAGCCTGGCAAAATGTTCCGTCGATAATGATCCAGCAACAGCAAACCTTCACTGCCTGGCTCCGTTTCCATGTACGTGCTCAACAGGTTCCCATGAAGACCATAGTCTAGCACGGCTGTTTGCCTAATCAGTTTCTCAGTCGACTCAGGCGTGCCTCGCCTGCGGATCAGGTCTTCCAGGTAAAAGGTGCCCTGTTTAAACGCGATTTTGGCGCCGACCACATAATCAGGATCTTGGCCAGGCTTCGGACTTGTCCCTGCCATATCCCAATACCGCACGCGAATCGCGTCGGCAGGCGCCTCATCCACAATCGTGAACCATTCGCGCAGAAACTTGTTGCCGCCATGCTTCGCGGTCCAATCACCCAGCAAATACTGCTTCCTGGTGATAGGGTCCAATTCGCTGAGGCTTCTCACATAACTTTCTTTGTCAAGGCTGGGGTTGTCGTCAAGTTTGGCTGGAATAAAGATTCGGCCATACTGCATGCCCTCGATCATGAAGCGTTGTTTGACCCAGTCGTGGCCAATGTTGCCCGGGTTGCTTGCGCTCCGCATGCGCAGGGGCACGTTGCTAGTTTCCAGTCGCCTCAATCTGCTGAAGAGGTAACGGTACTGGCTCTCGAGGAACTGGGTGAGTTCGTCAAAGCCGATGAGTTGAAACGCTGCGCTTTGGTACCTGTACTTGTC